AAACTTTTCATAACGTTCGAAATCAATTTTGCTCATAGGTCTAAGGGTTCTTGTTGATTTTCTTTTAGTTTAGGTTCGGAACTGTGAACAGTCCAAGATCCACCGACACCACCATCCATATTAACAGTGATAATATCCCGAGTTGGAAGTTGTTTGCCATTAGAAACATCAATGATGTCACCAGGCAAAGGGTTGAACGTAAAGTAATGTCCATCCCATCTTCGATTTCTCATATTCATGAGATTGACTGCATCTCTTTCGATACCACAGTCAGCAATCTTCTCTCCTCTAGGGTTGAATACAGAGTAATAACCGTTCATTGGAATTTAAACCCTTCAAAGGATTTCTTGGGTTTCTCCTCGTAATTATACTCCTCTTCTTGTCCAGAGTCAAGTATGTCATTCTGTGCAGACTGCTCACAATCATAGAGACGCATCTTCGCACGATCAATACCAACAACAAATCTTTTATTCATAGAAAGATCGTTGTATCGATTTTTCAATTGCTTTACCATTATCTGACCAAGTTGTTCAAGTTCCTCAGTGCTAATAAGGGCAAACATAAGATCAGCAGTAGCAGGGAGACCAAAGGACTCACTAGTGTCAGTAAGGTCAACGTCAGAGCTACCATAACCAGAACGAGTGGTCTGGGTGGCAGATACGATAGGGACCTCGGCTTCGACAGCCAACCCTCTAAGCTCCTCTGCAATAGACTTAATATAGCTATATGAATTGATAGAACCGCCCTGGCGATACCGAGAGGAAGCACATATATTAAGGTAATCAATGAAAATAATATCAGGTCTAAATGACTTCTTAAGTGCAAGCTCATTAAGAAGTGCCTTAAAGTGTCCACTATGTGCGCTCGCAGTTGGATACTCTTTAATTATAAGAGTTCCCTGAGTTTTCTTTGCAAGACTTGTTACTTTATTTTCGAATGTTGACCTAGGAAGATCTGTCAGGTCTTGGATTGGGACATTGAGAAGGTTGGCGTCAATTCGCTCAGCAATCTTCTCTTCTGCCATCTCCATTGTAATATAGAGAACGTTCCGTCCTTGGAGCAGCACGGAGCTAGCTTGGTGGCACATGAATAGAGACTTGCCGACGCCTGTACCAGCGAGCGCGACATTAAGAGTCTTGTTAGGTAGACCACCTTTCGTGATTTTGTTGAAATATTCGAGATCGAAAGGAATCTTGTCTTCCTTCTTGTGGTAGTAGTCATACCTTTCTTCGTAGTTTTGTAAGTAATCATGTCCAATATTATTATCAAAAGAAACTGCCAAAGCATCTGACAGAATGCTTGGAATCGCATCCCGATTCTTTTTTTCATCTTGCCCGTCAGCGATGGCAATTGATTCCATCAGAGCAAGATAAATCGCACGGTCACGACACCACTTCTCAGTAGTGTCTAGCAACCATTGGTGGTCTACCGGAGAGTCATTAAAAGAATTGCAGATATCTCTAGTTTCTTTAATCTCACTCTCGTTTAGATCCGTCCTGTTCTCAACCTCAATATTTAGTGCCTCAGTAGTAATGGCACCACCATATTTTACAATAAACTGAGTAATCTCCTCAAAGATTACTTTTTCAGATCTACTATCAAAATAATCAGGTTCAATAAATGGAATAACCTTGCGAGAATAATCCTCATTATGAATAAGATTTCTAAGAATTGTAGTCTCGATTCGTTCCATCATTTATAATGTAAATAAGTGCTTAGTAGATATTTTGTCCCACTAATAGGTGGATTACCTTTATGTGGGAACATCCATAGTGGAGGAAAGATAACTAGAGTTCCTTTCTTTGGTTTGATAACTAAATCATCAAACTCAGTCTCTCCACCTTCTTCAACATCATTCAAATACCAGAAGAAAGATAAAAATCTCCTGGCACTTGAATGGTCCTTTACGTCAACGTGAGTATCAAAGCGATCCTCACCTCCAGTATTATACCTCTTTATTCGAAATTCTTCAAATGCATGAGAGTCTGGAAATACATCTCTATGGACATATTTGTAATACTCATCTCGGTGCTTAAAAACCGTTTGAATAAGTTTATTATGGATAATCTTTTTTTCTTCCCGGTTTTTAGTTAGATTTACCTGAGTAAAATTTGGTTTTCCTTCTTGAGATATAACTTCATGCTGTTCAGATTTGGAATCAAAAAATGAAACCAAATCATCACATACACTTGAACTTAAAGAATTTTCATGAGTTACAATTAAATCATTCAGTCTAACCATAACTGAACTCTTCTTTTGCAATCTCATCAAGTTTCTGCATTACTTCAGGAGTAAAGTAGGATTCGGGATCTTTGAGAATTGCTTTGGCATAGACTTTTTTGCCGTCAATCTCATAACGTCCGGCGACATTTTTCCAGAGGCCGCCAATCTCACCGAGTTCAAGAAGACCATAATAACGATCAAGACCACGCTCATCGTAATACAAACGTATCTCCACATCTTTGTTCTCCTTACTTAAACGCGACTTAGCAGTCTTTGCCTTGATAATGTTTCCGACAATTGCTGTTCCGTCTTTTTCTTTTTTCTTGCTGAGATATATGATGGTACTGGCAGCATACTTAAGACCAGAACCACCGCCCATCTCTTTAGTAGGAACATAAGAACCGATGACATCATAGGTGTGGTTTGTCACAATCATAGGAATATTAGCCTGCCCCAACTTCAATGTCAACATCCTGAAAGCACCTTTGATAAGTTGAGATTTCGTCATGTCACGAACCTGCTTATCGTTCAGAGCATCAGTAATTTCCTTTTCCGTTGAGAGCATTCCTAGAGAGTCTAGGACAAACATACAGGGTTTGCGCTCATCTTCAGGTTTTTTTAAGTAAATATCAACTGCCTTGAGTGCCTTGGTACGGAACTCTTCAACAGTCACAACATTTACAACAACTGTTCGACTCAAATCTACCCCACGACTTTCTAGGAGTGATTTATTGACAGCTGCCTCAGTATCAAAATACAGGCAATATCCATCAGGATTAGTGTCCAGAAAATTCTTAACCACTGCGAGGCTAAAAAAAGTTTTTCCAGTACTAGACTCCCCAGCAATGGCAGTAATCTTATTCCCAGATACACCACCAAATATAGACCCTGAAACAAGTCCGTTAAAAATGTACGAACCTGTGTCAACATAAGTTTCAGACTCGTCAATATCTGCGGCGAGTTTTGTGTATTCATCTCCGATCTCTTTTACAATATCCTTTAAAAAATCCATTATCCAAAAAATAGTTCAAGGTTTACAGTTTTTTCGACATTCCAACCGATGGCATCGAGAATAGCTTTGAGTGGTTCCACAAAACTTTTCTCAAATTGTAGGTCATAGTCGATATATTTGTCAAGGTCCAATTCTCGTGGAAAATCCTGAATGAAAGAGATTACGTTCTCTTGAATGATATTTGGTTTCTTCAGATAAATGAACTTGATTTTTTCACCATTATTAATAAGTGAATATTTATTTGTCAGTTTCTTCTGCTTAATGTAGTGATTAAAGAGAAGTGCTCCACGACAGTGAATTGGTGTTCCCTTTGTATAAATGTCGGCATGAGACTTGTACTTAACAACATCAGATACTGACCGAGGGAAAGCAATCTCTTCTGGTGGAAGTTTTTTAAATTCCGTCCGACACTTATCAATAAACTCAATCACCTCATCTTCAGTCCCATTCATCATGAGTTTGAGACCATCCTTAATCATGGTCCTACATGGTGCGGGGGTAGAAGACTTAACTGCTTCAATACCCATCATCTTTAGTTTGGGTTCCGTATATTGAACACCTTCACTATTCCATACGTTGAGAATGTATCGCTTCTTCGCAGTCCAAATACCACGTTCGGCAATATTCTCACGCTTCATAATCATCTTTTGATCATATGCTTGAACATACGATGCCAACTCCTGATATGAACGTTCAATAAAAGGTTCCAGTTTGTCTTGACAGATCTTATCAAGTAAAGAAACAATCTTTGTTTTATCGTCAGACTTATTACCAAGAAATTTAGTAACAAGAGGTCCAAGATTAAGATAGATCGAATCAGTATCAGATGCGATGACATAATCCTCGCCTTCAGTTTGCAAAATCTTATTTAGATATCCATTCATTCGATTTTCAATCCAGCGGATTGATACTTGACCCGAGAGCGTAATCGCCTCCGCGTTGGCAAGCTTGTAATACCGGAAATACTGATTGCCAATAGCACCATAAGCACTATTAAGTTGAATCTTACGCGCCATTTGGATATTATTGCATCGAGCAATTTCTTTCTCCAGTGCTTTAGTAGGAGTCTTTTCATAATCCTGTTTAGCAGCAAGCATCTTCTTTTTGTAGATGGTACGATCCTTATAGATCTTTTCCATCAATTCAGGCAAGAACCCACGGATATCTTTGCGGTACATGGCACCATTTGCACATACCGCATTATCCTTATACATTTCAAATGTTAGTTCTTCATTAAGTATTTTATCAACGGTTGCTGATGGGTGCCGGGTATCCCGTAATGTCTCTGGCGAGATATTGTACTGCATAATGAGATGAGGATACAGGCTGTTAAGGTCAAAACTGACAACCCAATCATACTTTCCCGGAATCGGTTCCTTGACATATGCTCCAGCGTATTTGGAATCTTTGTCAGATCGTTCCTTCGGAGGGATGACAACATTTCGTTTCTTCAAGTAGTTGTAGATAATAGCGTCCCACATGCGGACTTGGAAAAACACATCGTTGTAATTTACTTTGGCGTCATATGCCATCGTAATTGCAAGTTCGATGAGTTTCATCTTGTCTTCCATACGGTCAACAAGTTCCACGTCAATTATATTGTATTCTACAAACTTCTGCCACCCCTTCGTATAGAAATCTTTAAATGTATCAAACTCAGAGTGATCCAACTTTTTCTGACCAAGTTCCACACTCGCAATGTAATCCAAGCGATAGGATTCCTGCGCCTTATAAGTGAACTTCTTATAAAGATTTAGGTAATCAAGCTGCGTGACTCCCCCAACATCATAAGAAATGTGTTTTCTTCCCATAATAACAGTCTCACGTTCTGTCACCAATCCCCATGGCGACATACGCTTCATCAACTTTTCTCCCAGAATCCTATCAATACGACGGACCAAATATGGAATATCATACAGTTCACTATTCCATCCAGTCACAACCTCTGGGGTATTTTCCTCAATTTGCCACCAGTTAATAAAATCATTCAGGAGTTCATACTCAGTTCTAAATCCTTTGTAGATGACATTCTTTTGAGTATTGTTAAAAGGACCACGACCCCAGGTACGAATCTGTTTCGTAGCATAGTCCTGAACTGTAATCAACAATACTTCCTCTGCAGCAGACTCTACATCAGGGAATCCATTCTCCGATGCAACTTCAATATCGAGGGTAGCAATCTTAATCTTGCTAGTATCAAACTTAATCTCTTCTTCTGGATACATCTCAGAAATATACTGATAGATGTATCGGTCATTGCCATAGATTTTAAAGTTTTCTACACCCTCATACTTCTTGATAAAATCTCTACAATCACGAACTGTTCCTGGTTCAACAGATTCTACATACTCTCCCTCAAGTGTCTTATACTTACTTTTCTTGTTAGATGGAACAAATAGAGT